GCCGGTGCTAACAGTGAAGACCTACAAGTCCAACGACTACGCGCATGAAGTATCTATTAAGGGCGACAGTAAGATTGTGTACTCACCTGATAAGCCGTTGTCATGTGGTGCTAGGGTGTGGATTGAAACCGAAGGCATAGTGGAGATCATTAGATGATATATGTTACCGCCGAAGCCGGTTGTGTTTCTGAATCCGAAATGAGTAAGGTAAGAGAGCTACCAAGGTTTAATGTTGATATAAATGTGTGTGGGGAAACAATTACTAGAGAGATGGTAGAGCTTTATGCAAATTGTGACTATGCGTATGTAGACGCAATTACTGGTACGGTATATAACCCAAAAACCGGCAACTGCAATTCAGTAAACATACATATAGAAACCATATATAGAAGATAAAGGCATGAAATGAAATACACATGGTCGTATTCAAGTATCTCTTTATTCTTACAGTGCCCACGTAAGTACCACAGGCTGCGCATCGTTAAAGATATTGTAGAACCCCCACAAGAGCATTTGCTATATGGCACTGCGGTACACGCAGCGGCTGAAGAATACATAAGGGATGGTACGCCGATTCCACCGAAGTTCAGTCAGTTCCAACCCCAACTAGACGCGATGAGGAATTTAAAAGGAACTAAGTATTGCGAGTACGAGCTTGGGATGAAGAAAGACTTTACCCCTTGTAAGTTTGATGATCCTGACGTATGGGCTAGGGGTATTGTTGACTTGCTAGTAATTGATGGAGATAAAGCTAGGATCATTGATTACAAAACAAGTAAGAGTAGTGAATACGCTGATACCAAACAACTAGAACTACTTTCATTACTAACGTTTAAGAATTTTCCAGAGATAAAAACTATTAAAGCAGGGTTGTTGTTTTTGGTAGCTAAAGACTTGGTTCCAAAAGAATATCAAAGCGACATGCAATCAACTGCATGGACTAAATGGGTGAGCAACACACATCAGTTAGAAGCCGCCTTGAGTAATGGAGTTTGGAACCCAAAGCCTAATTTCACATGCCGTAATTTCTGTGCCGTAACGGACTGTGAGCACAACGGAAGAGGCCAATATAGGAGATATTAATATGTTAAGTAAGGGAAGATTTATAAAAGAAACGCCCCCAAAGATAGGGGCACACTACGCACCTATTAGTAAAACGGTAAAGCCTAATCCTGAAGAAACGTTTATACAGAATATTTTGCTTGGCGAAAAACCACAAAAAGCGCCGGTGTTGTCTAAAGTGCTACACGTAATACTTAGCGTATAGGAAAATAATGAGTACCAAATTTTGCACCGCGTGTCAAACTAATCGCCCGATTGATGGTGGGGTTATGAAGAAGTGTGGGAAAATTAGTAGATGGCTTTGCCTAGTATGCCAAGAACGTAAGAACATTAGCCCATATTTATCAAAATCTCGAAAGCAAGGAGCCGACGATGCCGTACGTAAATAAACCCCGCCCATATAAACATGAGTATGAAACGTATGATGGTACTGAGAAAGTAAAAAAGAAACGCGCCGAACGTAATAAAGCCCGCCGAATAATGATGGAAGAAGGCAAGGTGCATAAGGGTGACGGTAAAGACGTTGACCACAAAGTGCCACTATCCAAAGGCGGTAAAACTACTAAGGGTAACTTGCGCGTAAAGACCGCAAGTGACAACCGCTCGTACCCACGCAAATCTAACCACGAACCGAAATGAGCGATCTTAAATATAAAGCTACTGAAAGATATTCGTATGGGTGGACTGACCCTAGAACGATTGACCCTTCTACATTTCTTCCTACACGTTTGGCTGATGTTGACCCTATACTCAATGATGAATTTGAGTCGTGGAGTGTAGAACAATTACGTAACGCATGGCTTGTACGTTTTGGTTCTGATATGGTTGGTTACAAGGAAATATTAGATTGCGGAGATAGAGATTACATGGACATAGGCATACTACTTGACCGTAAAAATCAACTAGAATCCTTTGACAGCCCTGATTATTATTATCCTTTTTACAGACTAATACCATGCAAATAGTTGATAACCAGCTACTAGTCGTACGCACTAAGTGGCCTAGCCGCATTACCGAAACTATTAAAAAAAGTAAAGTGGTAGGTAAGGAAGGGGATGTTAGTGAGATAGTAGTGTTTTGGGATTTGGAACAGGCAAGGCTGTTAAGTAAAGCCGGTATACGTAAAGTTCCTTCTCCGATACTGAGAGACTATAACTGGCCCGGGCTGTTTGCTCCTATGGCGCATCAGAAAGATACCGCATCGTTCCTCACGGTTAATCAACGAGCATTTTGTTTTAATGAGCAGGGTACAGGTAAAACCGCATCTGCGATTTGGGCTTCGGATTATTTACTAACGGAAGGCGTTATTAACCGGATACTTATTATATGCCCCCTATCAATTATGCAATCCGCTTGGCAAGCCGATCTATTTAAGTTCGCAATCCATCGTAGCGTTGACATAGCTTATGGTGACCGTTTTAAGAGAAAAGCAATCATTGCGGGTAGTTCTGAATACGTTGTTATTAACTTTGATGGTTTGGATATTGTAAAAGACGAAATCAAAAATGGTGGGTTCGATCTTATTATTGTTGACGAAGCAAACGCATATAAAAACCACCGCACAAAAAGATTTAAAGCACTCAAAGATATTGTTAACAGCAAAACATGGATGTGGATGATGACTGGCACTCCAGCCGCGCAATCTCCTTTAGATGCATATGGCTTAGTTAAGATGTGTGTGCCAGAAAAAGCACCGATGATTTACGGAGCGTTCCGCGATAGCCTCATGACGCAATTAACTAGGTTTAAATGGATACCCAAATCAAATGCCGAACAAGTAGTTCACGCAATGCTGCAACCTGCTATCCGATATACTAAAGCCGAATGCCTTGATTTACCAGATGTGACACATGTGTCTCGGTTTACCCCACTATCACCACAGCAGTCTAAATACTATAAGCAATTGAAGAAGGATATGTTGATTAGCGCAGCAGGAGAAGATGTTTCGTCGGTTAACGCCGCTGCTAACTTAACTAAGCTATTACAGATATCAGGTGGCGCAGTCTATACCGACACTAGGAATGTAGTAGAATTTGACGTTTCGGCGCGATTAAACGCAGTGCAAGAAGTTATAGAGGAAGCAACTCATAAGGTATTAGTGTTTGTGCCGTTTACGCACACCATAGGATTACTCAAAGAGTTCTTAACAAAAAATAATATAACTTGTGAAATAATTAATGGTGAAGTTTCTGTAACAAAGCGTACTGAGATATTTAAAAAATTCCAAGAAGAAGCTGATCTAAAAGTATTATTAATTCAGCCGCAAGCCGCAGCACATGGAGTTACTTTAACCGCAGCTAATGTTGTTATCTGGTACGCTCCAATAACCTCTATTGAACACTATCTTCAAGCAAACGCCCGCGTGCATAGGCAAGGGCAGAAGAATCCTGTTACTGTAGTACACATAGAGGGAAGTCCTGTTGAGGCAAAGCTCTACGCAGCCTTGCAAAACAAATTGCTATTTCACTCTAAGATCATTGATCTCTACAAGAACGAAATAAACGAATAGCTCTTGACATTGTCAAGATAAGTGATATTATAAAAAAACTAGTACCAACATAGCTAGGGGTTGTGTAACGGGTTAGCGCCGCTACATTGTTTTGCTCCTTTGGAAATGGACACTGCTTTATGTGAGACAGCCTCTAGCTACGTTGGTATTAGCCACCTTTGCTAACGGAGAAAAACATGGAAGTTCCTATTAACAAAATTATTGAAACGTACGTAAAAATACGCGACAAGAAAGAAGAGATTTACCGCAACTACAAAGACAGCACTGCCGAACTCGAAGAGCAAATGAAGTTGCTAAAACACAAGCTACTTGAATTGTCAAAAGAAACCGGCGCAACAACTTTTTCTACCCCTGACTACACCGCATATCGCACAGTTAAAAATCGTTACTGGACTAACGATTGGGAAAGCTTTTACGATTTTATGCACGAAAACGGTGCTATGGGGCTATTAGAAAAGCGTATTCACCAGACAAACATGAAGGAGTTTATAGATGAGAATCCTGATCTACACCCTCCGGGATTGAATGTCGATAGTGAGTATGAATTTACCATCAAACGTAAGTAACTAGGAGAAACACAATGAGTAATATTACTCTGTTCCAATCAAGCAATTTGCCCGACTACCTTAAAGAAGTTGAGCTTGATGACTTAACAAAATCCCTTGCGGGCAATACAACAACCAAGCGTATTTCTATTCGCGGTGGGGTGTTCCGTCTTATGGTATCGGGCGAAGAGGTAGCAAAGAACGAAGGCCGTGCAATGAACATCGTCATCGTTAATGGTGGTCGTGATATAGCGCGTCAGTTCTACGCCGGTAAATACGCAGCGGGTGAATCCGCTGCACCAGATTGCTGGTCAAACGATGGTAAAAACCCAGACGCTAGTATCGAATCCCCACAAGGTAGTTCGTCCTCGTCATCTGCCTTCCTATACACCCCACCGCCCTTACCACGAAAATATGGAAATGGGTACTCCGGTATGGTATAAGTTACTGGTTTAATAGCATCTGACGCAGTAAACTGA